CCCATATCGAGCAAAAGACCGCCTTCAATAGTTTCATCTATTTCTGTATAAGGATAAAAATTCTGCTGCGATACAAACCTTGCCTTTACACCACTAAAGAAGGTTTCATAATCCGCAATGGTAGAAACGGTCCTTCTTCTCACTGAAATATCCATGCATGATTCCGTGGAAAAGCTGCGTATCTGTAACTTTCCCTCCCTGTTAATCGTTGCATAGCCTGCCAATACAGAAGCTATATAAGATATGGCATCCCGATATGTTCCAACCCGGTCTGCATAGATAGAATATAACTGTGTACCGTTACACATGGCAGCAATTTCAATTTCAGTGTTTGCAAGTTCAACACCACAATACTCACAAATAAAGGTTAGCAGTTGGTAAGGCGTGCCAACTGTTTCTTCTGTTACATCAATATCAAAGTCCGTCATTTTATCATAGCATTTTAAAGCTATGATTCTTTTTGTCCTTTTGGGTGAATCAACAAAAAAGACACCGAGCGGTATTTTTTCTTCTGTTGCATCCTGCAATGTTAAGTAATAGCTTAGCTCAACCTTTGCACCATACAGAGAATACCGGTCGATCTCTTTCATAATGCTGATATTCATTTCTCCCACATAAACAGATCCGAAGCAAAAACTGCTGCTATGTATGCATCTGTTATTAATAGACAAGGAACCGGGAATGATCTCATGATTCTTAATTTCCAAAACCATTCCATCTTTAAGGGTAATTTTACCATCTACCCGGTTCCTCAACACCGGATTATTGACTGCTTCTTTGTAGGAATCTGTTGTACTGTACATATAGCACCCCCTACAATTCTTCTATTGTGAAGGACAAGGACCATACAGAAATATTATTTTTGTAGTACTTCTTGTCATACTTCACATCCTTAATCAGTGCCTTGATCTCTCTTACAGCATTGATTCCCGGATCATATATCTTGACAGCAGATACAAGCTCGATTGCTTCCACAATCTCCGTCACCTGCTCCGCTGTCAAGCCTTTGTATGAAACGCTCCCTGAAATAAAATCTTCCCTGATCACTTCAATAGTTTTTACTCCATCTTCGCCTTCATATTCATTGTACTTATTATTTTTCTTGACGGAAAGGCTCCCTTCCGGATCAGGGATTTCAATGTCATTAATTGTCAATAATTTAAGCATTTACCATTCCCCCTGATCTTAAAGTAATATTGCTTTTTGATTTAATAATGATTTCATCCCACAATTCATTACCAAAATAAATAGGAATGATAATATCACCATCATCATTTGGTTTGAATTCATCCAGTTTATCCAGTATCTTTGTAAGAATTGTCACCATGGTGTTGTTCTGCTCTGCAACAGCCTGTCTGATATAACCGAGCAGCAGATCAATTGGTGCAACAGCTTCATCACCTGCTTCACCGCCCACCATCGTTTTACCTGAAAACGGATTGAACCCGAAGGCTGTAGGATCCGTCATAATACCACCCTTTTTGTACCACTCAATACCGAAAGATGGTACGGAAGGTGGATTAAGGCTAAAAGATCCGCTTACACTGAAATGTGGAAGCTTCAGGTGTGGCAAGGACCATGAGAAGTTAAAGAAGCTTTTCACCTTATCAATGCCATTCTTCACCGTATTTTTAACTTTTTCAAAGCTTTCCGTGAATTTATCCTTAATTGCATTTAGAATGTTGGTAACAATAGTCTTTGCTGCATTTAGGCCGGTCGAAATATTATTTTTCACATAGTTTATAGCTGTGTAAATAACACCTTTTATACCATTAAACACATTGGTTACTGTATTCTTAATGTTATTAAAAACGGTGGTGAATATATTCTTGATCGCTTCTAAAATGGTCTTTAAAAATCCACTGACAGCATTCCAAATATTGGTAACGTGGTTCTTGATCTCGTTAAGTTTTGTTGACACATGTTCTTTTATTGCTTCCCATGCCGATATAACAACGTTCTTGATCCCTTCCAATATAGGTCCCAGGAACCCGGAAATAGCATTCCATACGTTTGTGATAATCTCTGAAATCGTATTAAGAACCGATTCAACTTTTTCTTTGATAAAATCCCATGCTGCAATAATATATTCCTTGCAGTTTTCCCATATAAAGCGGAATGGAATTGTAATAATATCAAATCCAAGTTGTATGAGTTCTCCCAGGAACATGATGCCTACCTGAACAACGTTCTGGATCGTTTCCCATGCAGAAGATACTGCATTTACAATGTTATCCCATATATTTTTTAAGCCGTCACCTGCAGATGCAAACGCTTCTTTTATGCCATCCCATATGCCTGCAAAGAAATCTTTAGCACCAGTCCAACATTCTTCCCATGATGTTCCAAACCATCCAAGTACTGTATCTGCGATCCCCTGAAATGCCATTGCCCATGATTCGAATGTACCTTTAATTAATTCCCAAACTGCCCCAAATACTTCTTTTACACCATTCCAGCATTGTTCCCAGTTTCCTGTAAAAAGTCCAATAAATATGTCAAGTATTCCCATCACTGCATCCAATACCGATCCAATGATAACCGACACCTGATTAAATACCCCCTCAAACACCGGAGCCAGCAACTCACAAAATCCATTCCATAATGCACTTATAGCTTCAGTAAAACTCTCAAAATCAAAACCAAGTGCATTCAGGCGGTCAACGATTCCTTGGCCAAACTCATTAAACTTATCTTTGATACCATCCCATATACCAATGATGTTGTTCCGAAATTCTTCATTGGTATTCCACAAATTGATAAAGGCAGCAACCAATGTCCCTATAACGGCAATCACAGCAAGCACCGGTGCTGATAATCCAGACAGAACTGCTCCGATACCGGATAAACTTCCACTTACTCCGCTAATACCGCTGATCAATGAACTACCAACCTTTATAATGCTGCCGATACCAGTTGAAATCTTGCCAAGAAATATAAGAAGCGGACCGGCTGCTGCAAGTATACCAGTCATTCCTATCATCATCTTTTTGGATCCATCATCAAGGCCAGCGATCCAGTCACATAATTTAGAAAGCCATTCTACGCCCTGTCTTAAATAAGGCATTATTAAATCTGTAAATTGTATTGCCAGTCCTTCAAGCTGTGATTTAAGTAACGTGATCTGACCGGTCAGATTATCGTTCATGGTATCTGCCATCTGCTGTGTCACACCATCGCAACTGCTAATTGCACCTTCCAACTTTTCAATATCAGCCGGTGCTGCATTCATAAGTGACAGAAATCCTGACATAGCTTCCATGCCGAAAATCGCCTTTGCATTTGCGGTTTGCTCTGATTCAGACAAACCATTAAATGCTACACGGCAATCTGCTAAGATATCCTTCAGGTTTCTCATGGATCCATCTGCATTTGTCGTGGCTATTGTCACATCCCCGATCTTCTCACCGCTTATCTCAATATCACTCGAAAGCTGATTCATAATCGTACGAAGGGAAGTTCCTGCCTGCGAAGACTTAATACCCGCATTCGCCATAAGTCCAATTGCTTCAGCAGTATCCTCGGCTGAAAATCCAAGCGCACCGGCAACCGGTGCACAGTACTTGAATGTTTCGCCCATCATGGATACGTTTGTGTTTGCATTGGATGCTGCTGTTGCAAGAATGTCTGCAAAATGTCCTGAATCAGAAGCAGTAAGTCCGAACGCTGTCAAAGCATCCGTGACAATATCAGATGTTGTCCCCAAATCTTCCCCAGATGCAGCAGCAAGGTTCATAATACCTTCAAGGCCATCTAACATATCATTGGTTTTCCATCCTGCCATTGCCATATACTTCAAAGCTTCAGCTGATTCAGAAGCAGAAAACTTGGTCTTTTCACCCATTTCCTTTGCTTTATTGGTGAGTGCTGCAAGATCATCACCTGTGGCACCGGAAATTGCTGCAACCTCTGACATTGCATATTCAAAATCAGCAGTTGCCTGAATTGCTTTCCCACCAAAAAGCATAATTGGCGTAGTTAAACCAAGGGACATTTTTGTACCAAGCTTTGTTGCCGACTCCCCGAATGAAGTAAACTTATCCGACATAGTTTCACTGAAAGACTTTGCTTTATTGGTTGTTTCGTCAATGGCTGACATTGCTTCCATATTATTCACCGCAATTGTTCCAAACAACTTAAAAAGTTCCATATATAAAGGGATCCCCCTTTCTTTTACAAGCAAAAAAACACACGTTTTACCGTGTGTTTCCCTGTTCTCGTGTTTATAAATTTCACAGGCATTCCTTCTCTTTTATGCAGGTAAAAATCTCTGCAAGATGCCCCTTGCCTGCCTTTTTGCATCTTCAACCTGTTCATCGCTCATTGCAAGAGTCGGTTTCTGATTACCTTTATTGCCACTATTATTGCTTAATACTTCTTTTTTCCAGTCAATATAAGACTTATCTGACATACTGTGCAGATACATTTCCCACAATTTCTGTTCATCCTCTTTTGCAGCCTTTTCCTGTTTGCGCTTCTGCTCCATTTCAAGGATTTCTTCAACAAACTCCCCAAATCGCCCCTGATCAATATACAGGCGCATGAATTCAAGTGGATTGCTGTACCTCGAATACAGCAAATCCATGAATTCATATTCTCCTATTAAAGCAATTTGGAAAGCACCTTGAAAAAAGCTGTGTTTCTTACCTCATTGAAAGAATCATAAATCATCAGGGGAAGAGTTCCGAACTCCATTTCCTTCATATCTGCTACGGCAATGCCGGAAAGATCAGAATATAAAGAATACAATTCATCTTCCACCTTGGATAAATTACCGATCAGAATATCAGCAAGATCAAAGGAAGCAAGGATACCAACGTCACGCAATGATTTTTCACCGGAAGCAACCTGAATGAAGGCTTCCTTACAATCCTTAATACCAATTTTCTTAAGAATCTGAAGCAGCAGAAACAGATCCCCGTCCTTGAATTTTCTTAATGTATACGGTCTTACAATTGTTTCTTCAACTACTTCTTCAATTTTATCTTTTTCAATTGCTTTGCTCATAGGTTACCTGTCCTTTCTTATTCTGCCTGTTTTTCGGGGTAAAAAATATAGATCGGAAGTGTGTCATATACTCCACTCTTAAAGTCCGCTGTTGACTTAAATGTGGTTGCTACAACAGATGTTTCCTTATTTTTGCTTTCCAGTTCAAGTCCGGAAGAACAGATTGCATTTTCCATAATTGCAATGATCTCTGTACCATCTGTCATGGTTCCAACATATGCTACATTGTCAAGGTAGTCAGACAACTCAATAAGGCTCTTTGTCTGAAGCTGGATATACCCTTTGATAAGGCTCTCCACTTCCTTACCTACAATAGCACGCTTAAGAGATTCAACCGTATGCTGCGCAAGATTGACTTCCAGAGTTCCTGTTTCACCCGTTTTCTGATTCAAGCCTTTGATTTCTACAACTGCACCATCAACTTCAATAGGTGTAATTTTCGGCATAATGGAAAGCTTATTTCCACCATTGGTTGCACCCAGAACATGTTCTTCATCGTCTGTCCATGCTCCCTTAACATAATCACCAACAGCAGGCATGCTGTACTCTTTTGCAACACCAACAAAGGAAACGCCCGGCTTCAGTTTGCTGATCTGAATTGTGCTCTTTGTTTCTACAGTCCCATCAGCAACAACCTTCAGAGTTCCTTCCGGCTGCTCCCCTTCATCTTCCACTTCAACTTTACTGTACACATACTTAAAATTCTTAAACACAACACCTGCACCAAGGATAAAATCGTTTGGTGTCTGACTGTTAATACCCGATTTTCTCATATCAATTCACACTCCATTCTTTAACAATCAAATTAATCTGTATCTTTTTAAGTTCCGCATCCCCCGTAGGAACGTAAAAACAATTTGCATAAAAAATGGCTACTACCGAACCAGAACCAGCAGTAACCATTTTTCCACCTACCTTTGGGAAGTAAGCAGATATTTTTTCTTTTGCATCTTCTAATGCAAGGTAAGCCGTCTTTTCTTTTCCAGAATCCCTTGCAAATCCGGTAAGAATAAAAGATGTTTCCTGTTCTCCATCCTCACCTGATGGCTCAAATTCCTGATATTCTCCGGTAAAATAAGGATAAGAAGGCTTTGATGTCCATTCCATAAATTCATAGTTAATATTCATTTTTGACATTGCATCAGATATGATCTTCAAGGTCTCTTTTCTCATTCCCCCATCCTCGCTTTCAATACCTGCTCTGCTCTACGGATCAGCTTAGTCTTTAAAGCTGTAAAGGCTCTGAACATTGCCCTTGAAGGCGTTTTTCCATGTGTGTAATGTCCTTCGCCTTTAGAATCTTTATAATACCAACCACCTTTTCTGCCATCACCGTTCAGGGCATATTCACCTGTTCCGAATTCCTCCCAGATTGCATTTTCCATCATGGAACCAACAACAGCTTCACCGCTTGATTCATCCACAAGGTAAGACCAACTTGCCTTTGTATCGCCGGTATCAACACGGGTATTTCTTTTGGTCTGCGCTTCCAGTTCTCCGGCTGCTTCATACAGATAAGCCACAACAGCAGCATTCATTTCAGCTTTTACCTTTGCACTATTATCCGTAAATTCCACTGACATATTACTGTCCCCCTGTATACTTCAAATAAATTTCAAGCTGTTTATGCAGTTCCATTGGATCATCAATCAACAAGATGTCGTATCTTTCCCCATTGACCACCATTCTGCTGTTCTCTGCTTTAATAGACGCATCCAGAAGTACATAATCTGAAATAAACACATGGGTGGATTCCTGAATTTTGGCGTTATAGGTGGTTCGGTTGCTATCACCCGTTGACAGGTCAATGAATCCCTTTAGTGGCTGTGCATCCTGCCACAACGACACTTTTTGACCAATTTCATTGGTCCCTCCGTCTTTCCGGATCTGAATGATTGCTTCTGTATTTCCACCGATCATATCAGAGCCTCGCTTTCATATACGGCTTCAAGAAGCCAAGCAAGGACACCGGATATCCCATTACTTGATTATTTGTGTCCTGATCGTAATAGGTCACGCTGTGCCGTGAAATCGTTTCAGACTTAATCCCCACCTTAGAGCGGTTGTCTTTCTCCCAGATCAGCAGGTCAATAACACCTTTCTGCACATCTGCCGGATAGATAATCTTTGTTACTGTGTTCTCTGGATTATCGAACACATCACCATTAAGAATAATTCCGGCATCCGTGATTTCCATAATGACATACAATCCATCATTCACTTTTGACTGGGATATCTGTACGGTGTCCCCTGCTTTAAAATAAGGACATACGCCACACACAACGCCATTCTCAACAGGAGCTTCTATACGCATATTTCTGTTTTGAAAATTGTTGTTGGTATATGCCCGGATCAAATTTTCAATGGCTTCAAGTTTCATGACAAGCACATCCTGATCCATGCCTTTAAATTCATCCATGGAAGCTAACTTTTCAGGTTTCACAATCATCAGGAACACCGCCTTTCATCAGGCTTTTGTTACTTCATAACCGTTGTGTTCTCTGAACCATTCAGCCATTCTTTCAGAAGTAACGTGTGCTTCACCATTGGCAAACTGAACACCACCTGCACCAATGCCACAGAAAGCAGGATTGGATTTCACTTTTACGATATACCCCTTGTCCTGTGTTGCCTGTGCGGTCTGTGCAACTTTGCTTTCAGCATCTTCCTTTGCTTTCATAACCTTGGCAACAGCTTCATCAATCAAAGCCTGTGTTGCCTGTTCATCAAGACCATCTTTTTCAGCTTTCTTTGCAGCTGTTTCTTTTGCCTTTTCAATCTTTTCTTCCCAAGTTAATGTTGCCATATCTTACACCTATCCTTTCATCATCCTATTGAAAACAAGGGTGGATGAATAAACACCCACCCAGTTACTTACGCAATCTTGATGTTTCTAAGAACACCTGCGTGCTGTGTATTCTTCAGTACAGTTGCAGCAATCATTTCAACTTCTGCATCCTTCACAGTACCCGGAGTGGCAAAGTTCGGCAGGTACTTATCAATTACAGAACCACCATTAAGACTGATGCCATGGAAACCATCATTCACATCAAACTTAACTGCATAGATATCAGTAAGACCAGTTGTTTTATTGGATGCGCCGTTGATGGTACGCTCTAAGCCCTTCTTCACAACTGCATTAGCTACTGCTGCATTATCGGACACCGTATAGTAATTCTGTAAGTCCATCATACGAACACCGTCAATGGAAGTTACCTTCTTACCAAACGCTTCTTCCGATTCCGTTTTATAACCAAGGATACGTGCTACCGTCTGAATCTTGGAAATCATGTCAGTGTTCAGCAAAAGCGCATCTGCCTGTGTAGACTTAATCAGAAGCGTTAATGCTTCGTAGAATTCATCTGCATTCGCTTTCAGATTGGTGATACTGGAAAGATCAATGCTGCTCTTTGCACCATACTCTGTAGTAGTGCCTGCAAGCATGGAATCTAACCCCTGAAATTCCGGATGATCACCGGATGCGGTAGTTGTTGCATCACCGTTAATCAGGGTGTAATGGAACAGAGAAACAACCGCACGAATATGTTCCTCAATCTGATATGCAAGGTTATCATATTTACCTGCCACCTTATTCAGAACACGATTAAGCTGAACTGCACCGCCCATGATGGCAAGGTTCGCTTCGCACTCCTGCTTGGTTGCTGCACTTGCTGTATAGGAACCGTTTAGCTTACGGAATTCGGCTGTTGCAGGAAGCACCTTCCTTAAATACTTATACTTCATCGTGGATCCGGAACCGCCAGCACTTACACAATCATCAAATGAAAGTAACTGCAAAATTTCAGATTCACGTAAAAATACATCCACGATCTTGTCAAAGACCTTATCAGACATACCTTTCTTGATTTCTGTTAATGTCATAGCTGCCATAATTAATCACCTCTTTAACCTTTCTACTCTTTATTTTCGTACTCCATCTTTAAGGCTTCAGCTAAATCTTTAGGTTCCGCTTCTCCTGCTCCGTCATTGCCCGGCAATCGGTTATCTTCAAGTACCTGGTAACCGTCTTTGCCATCATTTGTAGTTTCAAACATAGTCGGAAACTGTGTTTTTAAACCTGAAAGCTTGTCATTCCACCCTTTGATATTGCCGTTTTCATCAAGTTCTAAGGATTCACCCTTTTCATTCAGTTTTTCATTCAGTTTGAATGTAAGATAATCCACATCAACAGCCTTTTCAGAAAGAAGGGCAACCTTGATTGCTGACTTCACTTTGGTTTCCTGAAGCTGCTTCTGAAGGTCTGCAACCTGTGTTTCGTAGGTTGTGATCTTACCCTGCAATTCCTCATTGCCTTTGGTTCCCTTCTTCAAGTCTTCGATTAGTCCATTGGCTGTTATCAATTCGCTTTCCTTACCCTTTAAAAGTGCATCCAAAGCATCATATTTTCCTTTGCCAACATACTCACCGGAAGCAAGGTTTGCAAGTTTCACCTGTTTGTCCTTATTTGCTTCATTTCCATTGTGTGTATTGATTTTTTCTACCAATTGATTGAAAAGTTCTTCACCTAAGATTTCTCTTAAAAACTCCATATCATTTCCTTTCATTTGCTCATGTTTTTAAATGTGGTTTCACCACTAGCAAGCCTAGTTTTAATGTCATACGACAGGACATATTTTGAAGGGATAAATGCCCCCTTCTTGGCAATAAAAAAGCACCCATCACTGGATGCCTGCTGCACAATATTCAATTTTTATGGTCTAATCAGTTTTCCTTCTTTCAGCAGATTCAGGATTATGATATTTTGTTCTGTTGTGCCTGTATAATTGCTGATGCCATTTGCAGCTGCAATCTTGCACCGGTAATCATAGGCGCTGTTGATCTCCATGATCCGAAGCACCTTCACAAGCGTTTCTTCGTACTTCGGATAGTATGTAATCACCTTTTCAGGAACAACCGGCTTTGCATATCTATCCCATGCAGCAGGTGTCATATAGGCAATATCAAGGTCAAGATTGCCATTGTAACCTGGCAGGCTGCCTGCGGATGAATACTGGAAGATTGCACACGATTTGAAAGCACCCATGCCCTTCTTGTCAGTCCA